CTGTGCTTTAATAGCTTCTACAGCCATTGCATTGTCGCCATCTTGTGCTTTAGCATACTGTTTCTTTTCACGGTTAATGCCGCCACTTAAATCTTTAATCATTACTTCATGATCTGAATATTCTGGATCATCTTCAACGCCGTCTGGCGAATTAGCATATTCTTCAACTTCGTCTTCTACAGGTTCCATTTCTTCGTTTGGATCTTCGTCACCTGGCTCGCCCATCATTGCCGACAAACGTTCCATATCTTGACGCACTGGCATCATTTTGTCCGCTACCGGAGCAGCATCACCTAGTCCTGCATTTTTCATCATACCAATTAAATCAGCAACATGATCTTTACCTGATGCATTCATACTGATATTCATTGTTACCGGATTGCCTTGATCCATTGGTGCTGGAGCCATTCCTGGTGCTTCTGCCATATCCGGAGGACATTCTCCTAACTGTTCCGATTCAGTTAGTGTTTGTTTTGCTTCGTTTTCTAGATCCGTCATACGTTGGATCATATCTTTCATATTCATGATTAGCTCCCTATCGGTGATTTTGCATTTTCGTTATCGTCAATGTCTTTTGACTCTCCTACAGGTGCGCCTGCCATAGGGTCGTTTTCGTTTTCTTTACGTGCTGTTTCTAATTCTTTAAGCAAGCTCATTACACGGTCGCCAGCAACATCAGCTTGTGCAGTTTCGCCGCCCATTTCTTCAGTTGTTAGCATTGCTTCGTATGGAGCATCGTCTTTGGTTTCTTGGTATTCTTCTCTTGGATCATTAGCACCACGTACAATAATATATGCTTGATCAACACTACAGCACGATCCAATATATTCTTGCATAACTTGCGGAGTTGTAGGATATCCAACTTCGACATCCCAATATGTAACTTCCATATTTTGTAGTTGCGGAAAGTCTAATGGACGTTCCTGTATTGGGGTTCTCTTACCGCTACTCATATTAGTAACGTCATATTTTCCTAGTGCAGTTTTCATAGCACCTTCAAACCCTTCAGGCAAGTCGCCTGCTAGCCCTACTTTGAAGGGATAGGTTTTTTTAGATTCTGTTAGTATTTCTGTAAATGATCTCATTGCGCATTGACCTTATCTTCTATATGTTATTTATCTTTATCTAAGCCTTTGAGGCGCTCTAAGAGGCTATTGCGATCTGTTACAACATATCCTTCACCGTCAATCATGCCGCCATCCGGACCTTTATTATCTTTATCTTGTTTTTCTTTTTTAAGTTGTAATTCAACCATTTTAAGTTTTTTATCTAGTTTAGCTACTTTAGCATCTAATGACGTTTTGAGCATTCCGCCAGCAACTTCAAAAACTCTTCCACTATAACGACTTTCAACATTCATACCCAAATCCATTAGATCTTCGTATGCACTCATAGCCTTATCTGCTACTTCGTTAAGTTCTTTATCAGCCATATCGCCTAAACCTTTAACTTGCGGCAGTGCTGAAGTAATTTTATCAAATTCAGCCATATCTCTAAGAGTTTCGGCTTGTTCAACTTCGTATTGTTTTTGCTCTTGTTCTTGAGTTTCTGCTTTATCTATAAGATCTTTACTGTCAGGCAAGTTTAATAAGTCTTCTAATTTTTTAGTCATTAATCTATTCCATTATATGCTACTATTATTTATCTATAGGAAGGTAATTAAAATAATCTATTTCTTTAGCATAATAACGTTCAACTGTTTGTTTAAATTTCTTTGTATAAATTTTACTTTTGTTGAAAGGGTTTGATATGTGTATATTTTTTTGTAAAGGTTCTGTACTATTATATAAATTTTGAATTAACTTAAAATCTGTATTAATACTTTCAAAATTTAAAATAATATCAACATTTTTTATATATTCTAATTGACTAATAGGCCACGGACCATTGCCATTATGATACCAATCTATCCAATATTCAATTCCTTTATCTGTAATTTCTAAAGATTTAATTGATGATTTATCTAGAGGATTTTTGATTAATCTTCTTTTAGCTGTAGCATTTGCAAATCGCCATCTGCTAATCCAATTTTCATAAGTGTTACGTACTACACAAAAACTTTTATCATACTCTATTTTTTCTCTATTTAAAATTGTTTGTAATGTATGATGACTAAAACTTTCAAAAGTTTTATTTCTTAACCAATGCTTTATACTCCCGCCTGCATTTTTAGGAATATGGATAAACAAAAGTTTCACCTACGTGTTCCGTTATGGAAAATATCATCTTCTGTAACGATTCTAAAAGTGATTTTATTTTGTTTGCACCAAGCTCTTGCGGCTTCCCATTTTGCTTGATTTATAATATAATGTGCTTGATTATGTTTTGATTTGCCTAAGTTTTCTCTCATTGCCTGATTTTTTGGTTTAACTTCAATAAGTTCTACACGCTGGCTACCTTTTTGATCGTTATAAACAATAAAAAAATCTGGTACATAAATTGTTTGCTTACCGCTCAATGGGTTTCTATAAGGTATGCGTATTGCTTCGCTAGCCCATTGTGCAATAGCAGGATGTTCGTCACAAAATTTCATAAAGGTAAATTCCCATCCACTTCTATATGTAGGTGTTTTCTTTCCTACATATTTTTCTGGGTTTTTTAAATCAAATTTACCTGAAGCATATTTTCTACTCATGGAATAATATTACGTTGTTCTATTCTTGTTCCAGCAAAGTCTGTTTTAAATCCTAATTGGCTACTTTTAGGTCTGTTAATATTAAGAATGGTACCTACAGCATTACTCAGTTTAACATCAGTTAAACCATCTAATGTATCTATAAGTTTTTGAATACTAAAGTTATCTTTCTTTGCTTGTTCTAAAAGTACTGCTGCTGTGTTTATGGCACTAACTTTTTCAAAACCTCTTTTCAAAAAATAACCAATTACAGCATCAACTTCATTGCTTGAAAATGAGAATGATTCTCTATTATAAGTATCAAAGAATTTTTTAGTTGCATCGGCACTGTCGGTATTAGTATTTGCTGGTAAATTTGAAGGCATGTTGTTTCCTTAGGTGTATCTTGAATTATACAATTTTCGTTGTGTCTGTATTGTTAAAACTGCTGCACGTTTTTGCACCGGCGATAAATCACTGTCTAAAATTGCTTGTTCTGTTGCAACACCTAATCCAGGTATGTTAGCAGTTTCAGCTGCAACAAACGCTCGCTGTTGGTCTGAAGTAGCACCATTAGCATTAATACGGCTTATTATATCAGCAGCTTGGGATGGACTTTGAACTCTAACTCCTGTTAAATTTGGTGTTCCTGTACTTCTATTTACTTTAGAAGTTTCTCCTACAGCATCTATTACGGAACTAGCAATGTTTAGTGCTTGTCTATTGCCGCCTAAACCGATACTATCAAGTACTTGGTTAGTTACTGCTAATTGAGCAATTTCACTTAATGTATTATACTGTGAAAGATTATTCAATCCGATACTCGTTGCATTACCTGTGCCTATTACTTTTCTTATAACTGTATTTCGAATACTAGGATTGTTTAATAATACACTTACAATATCACTACCGTCCCTAACTTGTGACGATTGCTGTTGATTAGAAGCAGTTGTGCCTCTATTTGAATTTGGAAATAGCAGTCCAGCTAGTCCGCCCGGACTTGATTGAATACCATTACTAAAACTGCCACTCCCTGGAATACTAAACGGATTTTGTGCCATAGTTGCCGTGGATTGATATACCGGCGTTGCTTGGTTTTCTAAAACATAGTTTGATTGCTGATTAGGATAAAGATCTTGATTTCCTAATGGACTTGGAGTAGCATCGTATCCTGTTCTTGGATCTCCAAATGTTTTAGGCTCGCCGTTTGGACCAATTTCAACTTCGCCATGATCATATATAACGCCTTCGTACATAATTGTCATAGTATTTTCAGCAATGCCTATACCGTCTGAAGAATCCATTGTATCGTGCTGCCATCGTTCTACAATTGGATTGATTAAAGTAAAACTGTTCCATTTATTTCTGCTTAATTGAAATATTTTTATTTGCTTAAAAAATGGAATTTGTCTGCCGTTATCTAATCCGTAATTAGGAACTTGGTCTTTATATTTGTCTCTTGCTCCAAATGTTTGTCCTAATGCACTGCCTGCACCGTCATTATAATTTCCATCTTTAAAATAATATGTATAATACTCTTGTAGCAAACTCATAGTTACGCCTGCTTTATCGTCGTGCCACTTTACAGTAATTGGATCATAATCAACACGAGTTTGTACATTCTTTTTTCTATTATATTGCTGTCTAGTTTCAACACTTGCACTATAGCTAGGAAGATCAACACTTTTTACTAGAACATTTAGTAGCGATTCTTCTTGTACTGAGATAGTTGCATGAGATCTAGCTTCAGTTGAAAGTTCAAATACACAATGGTAAAGAAACTTTACCTTTGGCGAGAAGTTCATACGCTGTTGCGTATATAATCTATGAGCGTGTTGATAGTCTCTCATATTTGTTTCGGCCATGACAATCTCCTATACATTATTTATCTGTAAAAAAATACTCAAAAAAATAGGAGACATAAAGCCTCCCATTTTAATCTCAAATGCCAAATGTACTATTATTCAGGAGTTGGACCTTCTGAAGTGTTAATAGTTGTATTAGCTGTACTTCTACCTACTGAAATGCCTAGTCCAGCTGTTCTAGTTACGCCGTCTTCTTCTGTTTGAATTGCGTTATCGTAACGTATAGATAGTGTAATTGTTACCGGGTCATTTGTAGCATATGCTAATGAATTGTAGTTTGCTGATTCGATGTAGCAACCTACTAAGTTGATTCTATCAACAACATTAGTATCAAAGTTACCGTTACCACCGTCTAGTACTTCAACTGCCATTCCGAACTTATAGCTACCGCCTGAGAAAGCTGAAGCTTGTTCGTAGAAATCAAATTGTTTCTGTAGCTGCTCGCCTACAAGTCTTTGTACTCTGTTATTTACATCTTCACGCAATGTAAGTGTAACTGGTTCCCAAGTGTGCTTACCGGCAATGTAGCTTCTTGAGTTATATGCATCAATAGTGATGTTTTCAAACGTTAGGTTTGGTCTTGTAACATCGACTGTTTGCTTTGTAATTTCAGTTAAGTCTGTTGAGTTACCGAAGTTTGATACAACAACTCTAAAACGGTACTGAAGTTTAGGCATTAATAGTGTGCCGTTTTTCTGTCCGTCATTAACAGGAACTGAGATATTTTTTAGTGAATTAATTGGCATTTGTTATCCTCTCTAGTAATATTATTTATCATAGTTGGGGGGTAATTTTTTCTACCCCCCAAATTTATGATTAGCTTCCTAGTGCTGCTATTTCACCTGTGTTTTTAATTCTCAATGGAATGTAAATAAATTCAACAGCTTTGACTGGCTCAATTGCAACATCAATCCAAAGTTCATTTCTGTCAATTCTTGCAGGTGTGTTATTTGATTCATCACATACAACAACATAGTCATACAATGCTCTTAAACTTGCTAATTCTAGTAAGAATCCTTCAGTAGCCTGTTTAATTTGATCACGTGTAATCTTATCGTTTGGCTCAAACAAGTATGGTCTTGCCAATGCTTCTAGTGTTGTTCTCATGTAAATTACAAGTCTTGTAACATTGATTCTATCTAGTGCTGTAGCTGCTCTTGCACGAGTTTTTTGTCCAAACACTTGAATACCTGCGCCAGCAATAAATGTAATCGGGTTAATATTGTTTAGATATAATGTGTCACGCACACCACTACCTAGTGCAATACTATAAAATTCACCTTCATCATTAATATAGCCTGTTGCAGTTGCGTTTGTTACGCCACCTCTTCTAACACCTGCTGGTGCAAACCATGGATAACTCTTTTGATCACTTAATATAATTGTACGTAGCGCCATGTGCGTTGCTGGTACAACAATATTATTACCAAAGTTATCACTGCTGAATCCTGCTGGATAGTACATAGCTAGATATTCATCTCTACTTGGACCGCCCACTTCGTTATCTTCAACTGCTAAGTTTGCGTTTTGTGCCCAGTCGTTTAACGAAGTTGCATCTGGTGTTAAACGCATTGGTGTATCACCGATAACCATACCTGTTAATCTACGTGTATAGTTTAGGTCAATCATTTCACCAATTAGCTCTGGATATCCAGGTGTTGCCATTAAGTTAAATCTAATCAACTCTTCGTCACGAATGTCAATGTTTCCATTTACCATTGCTTGTAGTTTTTGTACAACTGACTTACGCTGTGCAAAACGTCCAAATGTTCCTGATCCGTCTTCGTTGTTACCTGAGTCTGTTACCCAACGATGTGGATAATAAGATGTCATTGGTTCGTCGCCGTTACGAATGTTATCATCAGATAAATTAATGTGATTACGTACAAAACGTTTAACATTAAATCCGCTTCTACGTAGGTTCCATAACAGCATACCTCTTGGATATAGTGCAGGATCTGGTGCATCTGGATCTAAGTAGTTGCTTGATAGTAGATCAACAACATCTGCTGCATCACTATCGCTACCTGCTAATCCCCAACGTGCTTCGTCAAACAACACACCATTTTCTGAAGTTTGGTCTGTTTTATCAACTAAAACCCATGCTTGCAATGCAACATTGTAACGATAAATGTTTGGATAGTTTTCTAAATCTGAAGTATCAATCCAAAGATCTGCATCAACTAGCGCACTACCGTCTGACTGTTGCTCTGGCTCAGTTGCCGAAACAATTGGACCATCTGGCGATGTATTTGGATATACGTTTTGATATCCTTGCCAACCGTTTGTTGGTCCATCATGTACCATAATATCTACTTCGTCAATTACTGAACTATACCATAGTTCGCCATCTGCTGTCAATGATGTTGGAGCATCTGGTGACGGAGTATATTCTAATGGTCTCCAGTTTGAAAGTAGATATGTACCATCTACTGATGTTAAA